ACGGTGCTGCTGACGAACCAGATCACGGTGCCGTCCATGTCTTTGGTCGGAACCGGGACGGTGATCGCCGCCGCGGTGGCGAGGTTGATGATGACGCGCAGATCCGAGCCAGCGGCGGGCAGGACCAGACTGGTCGACGTCGTGGTGATACTCGTCACGACCACGGGCCGCGCGACGGCGTAGGTGGTCGAGGTTTGCGGCGACGGCAGCGCAAAGTCGGCCGCGAGGCCGTGCGTGACCGCCGCGGTGAGAAAGTGCGCGGCGGCTTTGCTGCCGTCAACGCCGCGCATGACGGGAATGGTCGTGCCGCTCACCCAGGATTTCGCGACTTGCATCATTTCCTGATCGATGAGCAGAAAGCGCCCGACCGCGATCGAGGCCGCCGAGGCGAGCACGATCGACGTGTCGGTGGCGGCGATGGTCGCGCTGAGTGTTGTAGTTGCGAGTGCCATCGCGTTACCCCCACACGCGGCAGGCGAGCCGCGGTTGAATGGTTGCCCAGCCGATCAGAATATCGAGACGCGAGGGGTTCTGGTCGGTGCCGATCTGGTACTGCTCGACCAACCGGATCGAGAAGTTCAGCGCCTTGCTGGAAATGCGCGTGCATTCCGCGCCCTTGATGTTCTTCGTCAAGTCTGCGGTGACGAGCGCGAAGGCGTCCGGGTGATAGACGAGACTCTGGGGCGACGAGGTCGCGACATACGTGCCGGCGGCCGCCGCACTCGCGCCGAGCACCGTCACGACGGCGCCAGAGGCCGGCGACGCGGTCACGGTCTGGAGCTGGCCCGAGGTGATGATCGAGGGGCTGATCGGCAGCGCGGCGATCGTGCCGCCCGAGTCCGACGTGGTCGCGGTCACCACGAACTGCTGGAGGCGGCCGGTGTCCGCATACGAGAGCGGGTTGACGCTGTTGACGCCCGCGATGGTGAACACGTCGCCCTTGTTGAGCGTCGTCGTGTTGCTGTTCCAGCCGTTGATGTTGATCGTGGACCCGGTCTGGGTCGCGCCGTTGACGAGCGGTGTCGAGGTCGAGGTCCACGAGCCGGTCGTGTGGTTGTAGCGGTTGGGATCAACCAGCCACTTCTCGATGCCCAGCTGTCGGCGGCCGAAAACGCCTTCCTCGTAGTTCTCGCCGAGGATGCCGCCCGGGTTGAAGAGCGACGCCGAGGTGTTGGCGATCGTCGCCATCGCCAGTTGGTCGAGCATCGCGATGCGGCCGCCGGGCGGCGCGGCGAGATCGGTCAGCTTGACGCCGGCCTGCAGATACGTGAGCGTCGCACTCGGCGTGGTGCCGGGTGTGCCGACCGAGCTGTAGATGTCGCGGGTGACGGTCTGAAAGCCGAGGACGTCGGTCGCGTTGGCGAGCGATTCGGCGGCGGGCTGCGTGTAGCGCGATCGGATCTCGTCCAGCTCGGTCGTGGCCTGCGCGCTCGAATAACCGAAGGCGACGTTTTTCTGGTTCGTGAGTGTGACGGCGACCGTCTGGTCGAGGATGTTCTGGAGCTGGAGCGCCTGGCCGTCGGTGACTTGCCAGCGCTGCGTGAGCCTAGGAAAAATCGTGTTGCCGACTTTGGCGCCGGCCTGCTCAAATTCGTCCGAGTAAGTGCGATTGACGTTCGCGGCGAATTTGAGGCCGTTGGTATAGCCTCGTGCGGTTTCCTTCGTGACCCACGTGGAGGTCGCGATTGTATTGGCCATGCGGCCACCTCTTCTCGCCCCTCACCCGGAGTTACCGGGCGGGACGATCAGCGGCGGCGCGGCGTCAGTGTTCGGCGGGGGTCGTTCCGATTCGCGCGTCGAATAAATTCTTCGACGGGAAGATCCGCCTCATCGACGTTCGCGTCGCTGCTATGAGGCGATCCCCCAAGCGCCGGAATGGGAGGTTTCGCATTGCTCAATACGGGTGGCGCTGTGGCGCTTCCTGGGCCAGCAGCCAACCGCTCTTCGAGTCTCGCCATTTCTCGTATCGCGTGATACGGGTGCAGCGTGGCGAGGCGCTGAAAGTCTTGCGGATGGTCTGAGAGGTACTGTAACACAGCTTTCGGATCGGCGCTGTCAATAATTGCGTCGGTGATCGGCGTCCGCTCCCGCATGTCGAGCGCGATGACGTCGGGATGGAGCTTCGTCGCGAAGGTCGGGTCGCTGACGGTGATCTCGGCCATCTTCGCGAGGAACGGTTGCGAGCGGACGATATCCGCTTGCTGGCGTGCGGCCGCTTGCTCTTCGAGCGCGCGTTGCTTGAAGACGGCTTTGACTTCCTGGCGCGCACTCCAGCGACTGTGCTGTCGGACGAATTCATCGGGCGCCTGGCCTTGCACGTACATCGGCTCGGGGTCGTCGTCGCCGCTGGTCGGTGGCGCGGCGCGCGGCGGCGGCGGCGCGAGGCGCGCGCGCAATTCATCGCGCTCGCGTTCAGCGGCCTGCGCGCGGCGTTCCGCTTCGCGCTCTTTCGCGACGGCGACTTTGATCGCTTCCTGCGGGTCTTCGCGGCGATTGCGTCGCTTCTCGGTGCCCGGCGGCACCGCCGAGACCGGTGACGGCTCTGAGGGCAAAGTCTCAGAGGTGTCAACCGGCTTCCCAGCCTCGGAGGCTTTGGGGTCCTCCGAGTCCTCGGCGGCGTCGTCGGGCACCGCGACTGCGGCATGCATCGCATCCGCGGTTTCGGTATTGCTACTGATCGAAAAGCCGTCGTCGGTGGTGATATCAGCCATCAGCGGCCTTTCTTGGGGTGGAGATAATTTCCGAGGTTGCGATGCGGATGCGCGGCGGTGACCTTCGCGTCGTGCTTGGCTTGCATCGCGGCACCCTTCGGTGTCTCTTTCGATCCAACCATTGCGCCGATCGAATTGAGGGTCCCGTAGACTGCCGATGGGTTGTTGGGATATTCCCGTTTTAATTTATCGACCAGAAATTTCGGCATCAGGCACTCGCTCCTTCCGACGGCTCCGGCTCAAGATCGGCTTGCTGCTGCGTCTGCTCCAACGCTTGCCCATGGGCCTGTTCGGCGAGCCCACCTTGCGCCATGGTGTCCTGCGCTCCCTGCGCGAGCGCTTGCTGGTGCGCCTGGTCCTGCTGCTCCAGCGTCTGCTGATGCGCTTGGTCGGCGAGCTGTAATGCCGCGCCATGATCGGCCGACGCGAGCCCGACGTCGTGCGCCTGCACACCGAGCCGTGTGCGCTCTTCGAGAAACAGCGAGAGCCGTTCGATCTTCGCGCCCAGTTCCGCGACCGCCAGCTTTGTTTCGTTGTCCATGCGATGGACTTCGAGCGCGGTCTGGTCCTTCCCCGTCGCGATTTGAATCTGCGCGCGCTGCTTCAAGGCGTCGGTTTTGAGGATGTCTTCCGCCTCCTGCAATTTCTGTTTGAGTTCGGCATTCTCCTGCTGGAGCTGCGGCAGCGAGCCGGCGGCGATGTTCGGGTCATCCGACAACCACGGCATCTGATGGTCGCGCATTTTTTTCAGGAGGCGCGCGATCTCCTGGCCCCCGGGCGTATCGCGGAACTTGAAATATTCCGGGCCGATGATCGGCATCAGCTCAGGACTCGCGGTGAGAATATCGCCGAGTTCGTTCTGTCCCTGTTCGAGACGCGACTTGTAGCTTTTGCTGATCGTGACCGTCACGCCGTAGCGGCCTTTTTTCAGGTCGTAGTGCTTCGCCTCTGGCGGCATGCCGCCGCCGTTGCCGTTCATGGGCACCGGCACCGGACGCTGGGTCTGCGGGTCAATCGTGTGCGGCGCGTTCACCATGACGCGGCGCTGTTTGTCCTGGTCGTTGCGCAGCGTGAGAATGCGGCCGGGGCGGTCGTAGTAGTACGGGATCGCATCGAGGATGACCATGGCTTCGTAGGTCATCGAGATATCGGCGAGGTTCGTGACGTAGTGCGACGTGCCTTCGACGGTCTGATCTTGCAACGCGACGATCGCGCGGCCGCTGCGATGCGCGGTCGGTTGTTTCCCGAGCGCCGGGTCGAACGTCGCCATCGCGGATTGCACGAAGTCTTTGCCCATGCCGAGCAGCGTCATGTTCGGGCCCAGGCGCCCGACGTCGATCTGCACGCGCTGCGGCGGCGCGACCGGCTGGCCATTGACCGTGCGATGAAACGGCAAGTACGGAAAATTGCGTGTGTTGGCGTTCTGCCAAAACTCTTCGTAGCCTTCGATCGTTTCGGGGTCGAGTTCGAAGGGCGCTTTCGGTTCGAGCGAGGCGATCTCCACGGCGCCCGACGCTGCGTAGTTCGTCAAGCGCGCGCCGTCCTTCGCGTTGTGGATCATGCCGATCCATCGTCGCTCGCCACCGATCGGTTGCAGCTCGCGGCCGATCGTCGGCACGAGCGGGATGTACTTGCCGCCCCACTCGTAGCGCTCCAGCACTTCGATCGCGTTATGCAGGCAACACTTCACGCGCCGCGTGTCGTGTTCGAAGGTGCGGCCGCCAGCCTCGACGGTCTGTGACGCGTGTTCGACGTAGTAGTATTTTGCCAAGCGCACGGTGCGCGATTCTGGGCCATCGCCCCCGATCCAGTCGGCTTGCTCGGTGCCAATCTGCGTCAGGCCGGAGTCATCGAGGCTCGCCATCGCCGACTTGCTAAAGCGCCGCTTGTAGGTCGTGAACGGCATATCTTCCACGACGAGCGCGCGTTCGCCATCGCTCCAATCCGGCTCCTGCGCAAACGGATCGAAATAGGCGGCGGTCTGATACAGCAAGCGCTTGATGACGAGTTTTTGATCGCCGGGCACGCCGGTGTCGTAGTCGTACTCGGCGCGAATTTCGTAGACGCCGCGCCCGGCCTTCGTGGACCGATCGAACGCCCAATCGCGCGCGAGGTTCGCGCGGGAGTCGGTTTCGATTTGCCGATAGAGATCCTGCAGCACGACGGCGGTGTCGTCGCTCGCGTCTTCGGTGAGCGGATGGATGTTCACGCCGAGGTGTGCGGCTTTTTCCTGATTGAGCACCAGCTGCACGGGCTCGTCCATCGTCGCGACGGACAACATCGGGCGCGGCGGAATGGGAATGCCGCCGACGCGTGACGCGCCGCGACTCTGCTTCACGTCTTCGGGCCAGATGCCCTCCCCTGTCTGACACGCGAGGTCTTCTTTTTCGCGGCGACGTTGCGCGCTCTCGGCGGCTTCCGCGATTTTGTAGAAGGCGAGGCTCTCCGTCACGATGTCGGGAACGCTCACGCGGCCGCCAATCGCGCGAGCTGGTCCCGGTAGTACGTGAGCAGGTTGTCGTGCAGCTTGGTGTAGGGGTCGAGGCTCCAGGCGAGGGCGGTGTGGTCAGGGTCGAGGTCTTGGGCGATCGTGCGGGTCTCCAGCGCGCGTTCGAGGGCCGTCCGCACGCCCGCCGGATTGTTCGCCGCGAGGGCTTGACGGTACGCCAGATGGGCCGCGCGACTCTTGGCGAGGGCGGCGGCGATTGTGTCGTTATCGGCCATAGTTCGGGTGGACCGCAGCGAAACCGGACAGGGTGTGTGTCCGATTCTAGCACACTCAGTAGGCCATCCACCCCGTTCGGCTGTCCAAAAAGCCGGTGCCGCCCCCACTTCCCTGCTCCTTGGCTTTCTTTTTCATCGCCTCCCGTTCCGCCTCGCTGCGTTGGCCGGCGAGGAAGTTCAGCACCAGGTTTTCGAGGCACCGCTGCCAGCCGTCGAGCCATTGATCCATCGCGGGCTGGCGCACGGTCTTGTTCCCCACCGAGACGTAGTTCGGGCTCCACACGTAGGAGCCTTCGAGGCCGTCCACGAACAGCTTCGTCTGCTTCACGACGACGTGCGAGGCCATCAGCCAGCGAGTCGGGTCGGCGTTGATCAGAAAATCTTGCGCGTTGCAGGAGCGGCGTTTCATCAGCGCGCCGATCGACTCGATGACGGCCTCGCGCACGTCGGGCGCGTTCGCGTTGTCGCGCCACCGCGGTCGGAGCTGCGCCTCCTGCAGCAGACTCACCGTGGTGAAGCGCAAACTTTTTTCGGCGCTGAGCGGCGGGTCGCAGCAGACGCGCGAGCGCAGCGGGTGCTGCTCGTCGGTCTCGAACCATTCGGCGCGATACCGTTGGACGAGCGGGAGAAAATCTTCGAGGAAGAGTCGCTTGCCGAGAATGCCGCCGAGTACGCGCAGGCCGCCGAACGGCGAGCGCTGCGCGACGAGCCAGGTCGGATGATGCTTGCCGGCGTCGTAGGCTTCGAGCAGCAGACTCGACGGGTCCCACACCAGCGGCGCGACGTGGAGGTCGCGCGAAAATGAATTTTCGTAACACGGAATGCCGGTGATGTTCGGGCCGCGCAGGCCGAGGATGAGGCTTTTGTGTTTGGCGTGCGTGATCGGGTACGCCTTTTCGAGACGCTCGATCGTTTCCGCCGGCAGGTTGTGCTTGTTGTCGTAGAGCGACAGTCGATAATATTTTCGCCCCGGTTGGTCGGCGTCGTCGGGAAACTGATCGGCGAGCCAATGCTCTTCGTCCGGCGGATTCGGTGACAGCAGCAGTTGATGCGGATAGCCTGGCTGCCGCAGCAGCGCGCGCATTTCCGTCCCGATATCTTCGGGCAGTTCTTCGCTCTGGTCGTTCCACAACCCGCCGACGCCGCTGCCGCGGATTTTGGCATAGCGCTGATCGCGCGACTGCGTCTTCAGGCCGTACGCGAAGACCTTCGACACCAACCCGTTGACTTCCGGAAAGACATACGCCGACTCGTCGCCGTTCCAGACCGGATTGCTCCCGAGCATGCGACACACCTGCATGAACACGGGCCGCAGTTGGTTGTCGGTCTCGGTGCCCGAGTAGCGATTGATCAGCCACCAGATGCCGGGATATTTCAGGCACGAGTTGTGGACCTTCGCGCTGAACACCCAGGTTTTGCCGCACATGCGGGCGCCTTCGACGTCGATCTCCGGCGTCTGGTCGGCGAGGATCTCCGCATGGATACCGTGAAATTCAAGGGCCCCCATCGAGCTGCGCTTTCTGGGGGGATGTTGAGATTATTTTCCATTGGCGACACCGTGTGTTCAGTAGCCCCACACCAGCCAGCGTAGTCGGCTCGTGAACGTCACGCGCCGCAGCGGTTCGGTGAGCGCCATCAGGTTGGCTTTCAGACGCCGGTGTGCGTCCTCCAACCGATCGAGTTCCAGCCGCACCGAGACGCCGTCGCAGAAGCATTCATCGATTTGCCGCTGATGCAAGTCGAGCCGATCGCTGGCCGCGTCGAATTCCTCCTGCCACGTCTCGGTGAGCTGGCGTAAATCGTGTGCGATCTCCGTCGTGACGGTCGTCTGGGTTTTCTGTTCCGATTCGTTCATGGCTCTTTGTCCCTTTCCCAGTCGTTCAACCAATCGGCACTCGCGCGCATAGGGCGCCGCGGCGCCGCCTGACGCGCCGCGGGTGGCGCGGCGAGATCGGCTTGCCGCAATTCCGCGATCTCGCTGTCGCGTTGCGCGAGGGCATCATCCGGCGGGCCGACGCACGCCTGGCAGCGCAGCTTCGGCCGACTGACGCCGGGGATCGCCAGTAGACAGATCGGCTCCTGCGCCGCGACGCGTTGGCCGCAGCCGCCGCAGTGTTCCACCGTGTCGAGGCGGGTCCAGGTTCTCAATGGGGCTTCCCTTCCATTGCATCCCGCAGTTGATCGCGCCACATGAAAATCAATTCGGCTTTGCAGGCATCGCGGTTGGCGCAGCGCGGCTCGTGGGGACAGCCGGCAAAGTAGACGCGTTTGAGCGCCGAGTCCGCGCGCTCGATTTCGGCTTTCGTGAACGGGGCATCCGTGCGCAACATCGGCAAGCCGCGACGCGCGATTTCGGCTTTGAGCGCGCGCTGGATGTAGGGCCAGCGTTCGTCTTTCGTCAGCACCGTCCGGCCATTCGCGACGAGTTCATCGTCCAGGGTTTTGAACCAGGCGGGGAGATCAAAGGCGTCGTAATACTGCCCGAGGATCGCCTGGAAATCTTGATCCATCCACGGAAACACCACGAACCGTCGCCCTTTGAACAGCAGGCCCGGCCGTCGGGATCCGTTGCCGTTGGTGTGCGCGGGCTTGGTCCGTGATGCGGCGGCGGCGTGTCGCGAAGGGGCCGGGCTCTTCTGAGTACCACCTCCGTTCGCTGCAGCTTGTTCTTTCTTTTTAGGATTCGGATTCGGATTCGGATTCGGATCGCGCGCGCGCGAGGCGCGTGGATTCCACTCGGACGTCTGTGGGACGTCCGCGCTTTGTCCGTCTGGACGTCCGCGATGTGTCCGCGTGGACAAACGGGCGTTTTGTTTTCGAATTCTGTCGGCTTCTAGCTTCGCTTTGACGTCCGCCGCATGTGGGTTATGTGTATGAAAATCATGGATCTTATAGCCACCAGGCACGGTCTCCCAGAGGCCGACTCGGACGAGGGTTCTGGCGGATTTGAGCGGGTGAGAAACGGTGTTAAAACCGCGAACTTTCTTGTAGGGAATGAACCCGTCGGTGAAGTGGCGATTCGAATAAAGAATGCTGACAAACCACAAGCAAATCGCATCAGAACCGGCAGCAATCATCTTCGGATGATCATCCAAACCGTCATCAAACTTGCCCCAAGCCATAAGATCTTCCTCGCGCGGAAAAGGTCACACCAGGGGGGATTGCGAGAAGAAAAGAGCAACGCCGGAGACTTCCAATACACACCGGACCTTTCACCTTGGCGGGGTCTTGAAATTGGCGGGCTGTTTGGTAGACTAGGGGGAGCCGAACTCGAATCGGGGGTGCCCGGGAGCTGCCGTTACAGCCTTCTGGCATTCGTAAAAAGCACTGCCTCTGCCCCGCCAAGGAAGAGTCGGTGCTTTTTGCTTTTTGTCAGCGCCCAAATAATATGGACGTGACTTTTTATCGGGTCAAGGTAGTTTTTGTAGGGTTCCGCTACGCTCGTGTCTACCACCGGTGGTAGAAAAAGTGTCTCGAAACTGGTCAGTTCTCCTTCTGGGCGACTATGCTCCGACCTCGACCACCCTACCACCGGCGGTAGGAACGCTTGTGGGTCGCGTCGTCGGATGGCCCATATGTAGACGAGTAGTTTACACGATTGCCATTGATTTCTCCACCGGCCCCGCTACAATCCCCCCGATGACGAAATTTGCCAGAGGAGGCGACCGATGACGCTCGACACCCTGCCCCGCATCCGCACCGTCGACACGTTGACGTTCGACCTGCAAGACACGTTCGCTCACGACGTGGCCAACAGGCTCGGCTATCGCCCACTGCAGGCGCAACGCGTCGGCGTGCTGGCGCAGCACACGCTCTACGACAAACTGCTCGCGATCGGCGTCGAGCCATTCGAGCCCAAAGCCGTCGACCGCTACAAGCGCGTGCGCATGGGGCGCTTCCTCGGCCAGACGATGGCCATCCAGCTGGGCGTGCTGGTGGCGGCCGTGCTGCTCCTGGCGCTCGCCGCGCACCAGCCTGAGGATTCCGCCCGCCAGTTTCTGGACATCATCGGCGGCGCGGCGATGCTCATCGGCGGCAGCGCCATCACCTGGACCGCCAAGAACCCGCTGGCGTGGGAGTGGCGCGAGATGTCGCTGAGCATGTACGACCAGCCCGTGCCGAAGGACGTGTTGGCGCTCGCGCTGAAGGTGAAAGCGGCCATCCCTAGCGCGTCGTTCAGCGTCCACGAGCTGCGCAAGACGCGCGTCGTCTTCGACCCGGATCCATTCCTCGTCGTGAACGTGGACAACGCGCAGGCCTACATCGCCGTGTGGGACGAAGCGACGTTCGACGCGCGATGACGCCGCGCGACACGACCGATGGTCGTGCGCAGCAGTACGCGTGGGCACGGCACCGCTACTGGCAGCGCGTCGCGCTCGGCATCTGCACGCGCTGCGGCGGAAAGCGTGACGGCACCCGGCGTGTGTGTGCGGAATGCGCGCTCGATTTGAAGTTCGCCAACGTGAAATACGAGACGAATCGTTTCAGCGCGTAAATTTCCACTCCTCATACATCGTTCGCACCGCACGACCTCCTACGCCGCGCGCACTCCACCCCATTTCCTGATCGCGAGCCTTCGCGGCCTCTGTGAATTGTTCGAACGTCGCCGGCTGCGTCCACCAGGAGCATTTCGGCGGATGACTTTTCGGTTCTTTCACGAAGTGTCGCTCGGTATCGAAGTGGGTCCGTCTCTTCATAGTTGCCTCCAGAAAAGTCAAATACAAAATAACTTGACAGTTCACGGATGAACTAATGCGTCAAGGCCCAC